AGTTAGAAGAATTGTTGATTTTATAATTCGTAAAACTTATGGCTTTAGGAAGAAGGAAGATTCTATATCACTTTCACAATTCGCGTTAGCCACACGGCTAAAGAAACCAAGTACAATAAGAGCGATACATAAGGCAATAAGTATGGGTATCATTAGCCGTACGGCTAATGGAATAACATGGAAGTACCGGTTTATAAAGGATTTTACTCTATGGAGGCCATTAGCCCCACGGCTAATCATTAGCCCCACGGCTAACAAATCGTTAGCCCCACGGCTACCCACAAAAGAAACTATACAAAAGAAAGAGGGAGCTAACGCTCCCGTGCCCCCCATGAAAACACATAACGAAAATCATCATTCCGACTTTTGGGAAGAAATTATAGACATAGATACCGGAAAGCCGGTTCAAAAGATACTAAAGAACGTAAAACCTGGGACGGCTAATACTATGTGGAGTTTAATATCTTGGGCTGTTAAGGAAAAACGGGATAATCGAGCATTCCCAAATCTCGGAAAACAATTTAAGGCCTTAAAAATACTTCAAGAAATAGGAGTACCGCCAAACGAGATTATTACTCGCTGGGAAGAAATGGAGTTGGATAAATTCTACGAGAAAACCGGTATTGATTTTATGTCGGTCGTTCAGTCCTTTGAAAAAAAAGCAAAATGAATGAATTGACGTATATAGACAAAAAAATCAAAAAAGAAGTAGAACTTGAAAATTACCAAGGCAAAGACCGGATTGTTTTGGCTGAAGAGAAAAAAGCTGAAATTCTTTTAGAAAGAGCCAACCGTCCGCCCTTTATGGCAAAAACCGGCATCCCCGGCCTTGATGAGTGCGTAGATGGTTTCAGAAAGGGGCAACTCGTAATCGTTTCTGGCCCGCCAAAACACGGGAAATGTTTAAAAAAAGGAACAGAGATTTTAATGTTTTCTGGGAAAATAAAGAAAATAGAAAAAATAAAAGCCGGGGAACTGGTAATGGGGCCAGATTCAAAGCCAAGAACAGTACTTTCTTTAGGAAATGGAATTGAAGAAATGTTTAAAATCAAACAGGGAAATGAATCATACGTAGTAAATAAATCTCATATTCTTTCACTTCAAAGAAATAATGGGCATCTTTGGAGAACGGATAATTTAAAAAAAGAAAAAAGACCTCGTAAAAAATATGCCGGCAAAATCGTAAATATAAGCGTAGAAGATTATTTATCAACAAGTACGACTTTCAAACATCATCACAAAGGATACAAAGTCGGCATAGATTTTCTTCCCAGTCCGGTAGAAATTGATCCGTATTTTTTAGGATTATGGTTGGGAGATGGAGATTCAGCCGGGGTGGCGATAACTAATATGGAACCCGAAACTGAATCATATTTACGCGGATATGCGGGGGCTTTGAACCTTAAATTAAAAATATCGAAAAATGGTATAACAAAAGCATTTCGATATTTTATTTCAAGAGGAAATATGATAGGAGGCAGTCAGACATTTTCTTTGCAAGGATTATTAAGAAAAATAAAAGTTTTAAATAATAAGCACATTCCGGAAAATTATAAAATAAATAGCCGAGAAGTGCGTCTCAAAGTACTTGCGGGAATTATTGATACTGATGGCTATTTGACAAAAAATAAATGGCCTTGGTATGACATTATTTTGAAATCGGATACACTCGCTAAAGATATAGTTTTTTTGGCCCGTTCTCTTGGATTTGGCGTAACTATCAAAAAATGCAAAAAAGGGATAAAAAAAACCGGATTTATTGGATTATATAATCGTATAAGAATTAGCGGCGAATTAAGTTCAATACCTGTTTTAGTAAACAGGAAAAAGAGCGGATATAAAACAAAAAAAAACATTCTTACTCACGCGATAAAAGTTAAGTCGGTCGGAATCGGAGAATACTACGGATTTGAATTGGACAAAGATGGTTTATTTGTGCTTGGCAATTTTATTGTTACTCATAATACCGCGCTTTGCCAGACATTTACCAAACGATTTACTGCACAAGGATTAAGATGTTTATGGTTTTCTTATGAATTGGGTTATGAAGAACTTTTTGAGAAGTTTCCTATGGATGTTTTAGATTTCTATGTGCCTAATTATCTTGAAAGCGGAAATCTTGAATGGGTAGAAAATAGAATTATAGAATCAAAACAGAAATTCAAAACAGAAGTAGTTTTTATAGACCATTTGGATTTCTTGCGCGACCCCGATATTTTGAAGGGCGTATCTATCAACCTTGCGGCATACATCGGGGGCATAATTCAGAAAATAAAAAGAACCGCCATTGAACAGAATGTTTTAATCTTTTTGATGACGCATATTCGCAAAAATGAATGGAAAACCGATGACTTGCCAAGTTCGGAAGAATTGAGGGATTCGGGACAGATAGCTCAACTAGCGGATATTGTAATGATGATAACTCGCGCGAGAACAAAAAAGGGGTCAGAAGAAGTATATTTTCAAAATTGTGCGCGTGTAGGGGTTATAGAAAATCGTCATAATGGGAAAACAAGAAAAATAAAGGTCGTATTAAAAAATGGAGAATTCTCTGAAGAAGATTGGCAACATGAGGGAGGAAATGAAAATAATAGCATACGGAATCAAGGCGGCTGGAATCAAGGGGAAAATTACAGCATTTGAATTTACGGACGAAGAACTTGCTGAATTCATTCAAGATGAACTAGATGAAAAAAGATATTTTGGGGGATTAGAAGATGAATGGAAAAATTCCCTTATTCGATATACCGATAAAGAGTTATTGGAAATTTTTCCGGAGTCGTATGAAGTTCAAAGACAAAAGTTAGAAAAGGAGTATTCCGATTCCGCAAGAAGATTTTACGAAGCAAAACAAAAAGGCGAAAATATGGAAGGGTTATTGAAAGAAAAATTTAATCGAAAAATCCGATACGAGATTTTTACTCATCGTCCACAAGATGATAAAACCCTTTCACAATTAGAAATCAGTAAAGCACGTGATTATCCGCTTGAAAGATTGATAGAAAGTAAAAAATTCTTCGCGTTGTGCCCATTTCATAATGAAAAAACCCCCTCATTCTATATCAAAAAAAACTTTTATTATTGTTTCGGTTGCGGAGAAAAAGGAGATACGATTGCTTTTGTGATGAAAACAAAAGGATATACTTTTCCGCAGGCGGTTAAATTTCTTCAATAACATGGAAAAAATAATCCTTACAACCCCAGTAGAACACATCCCCACCTGTCAGAAATCAGGATCGCAGGCGTGCCACGACACCATCCATACAAAAGTTAATTGGAATAGAGACGATTTGAACCTGATGGGTAAAATTCTTGATAATTATCTTCCGAATGAAAATAAAAATAAGAAAAGCTGATTCGGAGTTCTCCCGCTATCTCCGAGCGAAAAGAAACTGGACGTGTGAACGATGTTATCGGCGAGAAGAAGGTGGTATGCAGGTTTCTCATTTCTACGGCAGAAAGGCCGAAAGCGTCAGATTTTCAGAAGTTAATTGCGATGTTCTTTGTTTCTCGTGCCATAACTTTTTCGAGATGAACCCTTTGGAATATGTGGTATGGAAAACCAAAAAACTTGGCGAGAAAAAACTGAAAGAATTGACTATGGAATGGGCAACGCCCCAAAAACGGGATGATAAAAAAATCCTTTTATGGTTAAAGAATCTATGAAGAAAGAAAAGAAAACAAAAAAGTTAAGATTTTGGGCGGGATTTTGCGATAATCTTATAGGAGAAACGCAAGAATACTATGGCAACCGTCTAAAAATGCCCGCAATTTATATTAGAAGAATTGACGCCCAAAAAATGTATGAAGATGTGCGATTGATTGAAATTAAAATTATAAGTCAATAACCCCCCCTATGAACACAGAGAAAATAGGAGATGTAATGTTTTTAAGCAAGACAGGCGAATGGGAAACTCCTCAATGGTTGTTTGATGAATATAATACTGCCTATAAGTTTACATTAGATGTTTGTGCTAGTTCGGAAAATAAAAAATGCGTGCTGTATTATTCAAAAGAAAGTGATGCTTTGGCAAAAGATTCAGATTGGCTGATCAGAGGCAATGCTTGGATGAATCCACCTTACGGCAGGGAGATAGGAAAGTGGGTTGAAAAAGCATTTGAGCAGTCCAATAAATATCTAGGAAAGGCAGTAGTATGCCTTTTACCAGCACGCACAGACACAAAATGGTTTCACGATTATTGTATGGCGGGGAATATAAGATTCCTAAAAGGAAGATTGAAATTTGGCAACTCCAAAAATTCTGCCCCATTCCCAAGTATGATTGTAATTTTCAAGTCCGAAGTATGAGACAACTTGACATCATAAACACTAAAAGAGAGAGTTATCCACCATTGATTTTTTATGAGAAAATTATAAAATTAAGCTAGTACCCAAGGAGGAGGAAATGAATGAAAAACTTTGTGCACGGTGTAATAAACGTCCAGCGAAGAAAGGATATTGTGTCCCCTGCAAGAAAGAGTATTCGCAAATTTACCGCTCGAATCACAAGAAGAATCCCCCCAAAGGACAACTCCGAGGAAATTATCGCCGTGCAGAGAAGGATTTTGACCTTCCAAAAGTTACTATGGCATATCTTACCCCGAAGGGAGGTATAGCCCATGAGTGCCAGACGGAAATGTCCTTCTTGGGAACTTGCTCGACTGTCTATGGCAAAGAAGACCAGTGGAAATGTTTCCGATGTTATGAGACCGTCTATCTCCCCCAAGAAATTTATCCGCGGCTTCGTTTGTGCCCGGCCACGCCTCGATTCGACAGAAAGACGAGTTCTACTGTTCCTTACCGCGATATTCTTCATTTTCTCGGCAATTATGTTCAGGGAGCTATATCTTGACAGAGCATACTGGCTGTTTCCTCCGAACTAGGGCGAACTAGGATTCGCCCCTTTCTCTGGGATAATAATTGATTGTTATTCAAGAGTATGTCAAATAAACCAATGAAAGATATTTCAAAGTAAGAAACCTATGGCTAAATACACCAAAGAAAAAAGGGAATTGTTGCGAAGAAATATCTGCTCCGATTGCCAAAAAATGGCTCTACGCCTTGAAGGTTCGGTGCACTACTGCGAAGGAGCAAGAGGAAATGGAACCGGCGGATGTCTATTTTTTATCAGCGACAAGCGATTGAAAAAGGAAATTAGGTCGTGAGGTGATAGGTATCATTCAAATGATTATTTCCTCCGAACTAGGACGAGTCATCTCGTCCCTTTCTCTCGGAGCCGTCCCCCTTAAAACGGCTTCGAGAAAAGGATAAAAATATGGGAACAAATTATTACATAAAAGAAAATATCTGTCCTCTTTGTAAAAGAGCCGATAAAGAAATACATCTCGGCAAATCATCCAGTGGTTGGAGGTTTATGTTTAATTATAATAAAGGGCGATATTATAAGGACATCAAAGAAATGCAAAAATGGCTTGCTGATAAAAGGATTGAAAATGAATATGGTGAAGAAGTATCTCATCTTGATTTTTGGGATATGGTGCAAGATAAACAAAAGGAAAAGTCCGATGGCGGAGTGGGAAAATATAGAGATTTAATTATAATTGATTCTTACGATTTTTATGACAGAGAATTTTCTTAACCCACCTCTTATGAACACAGATAAAAGAAAGAAGAAAAAAAAGAAAATCAAAGCGTGGTTGTCATTATGTGATACCGAACCTCCATATGTCCAGATGAAAAAACCGACAAAACAAGAAATAGAAAACTGTAAAAAGTTTGATGTAAAAGTTTTCCCCTGCGAAATAACTTATTTTGTAACTTCCCAATTATGAAGAAAGAAAAGAAACAAAAAGATAATCAAATGGGCAATATGGTAGCGATAATCGTCTTAACAATCCTCGCACTTGCGGCACTATGGAATAAAACTCCGTTAGAAATACCGCCTGCAGAGGTCAAAGTTGAGATAGCAACCCCAACGCAAGAAACGATTGTATATTACGATACTATTAAATTGCCCGATTGTGGTAAAAACAATGAATTGCCCTGTGCGTTTTCTTGTGCCCCCGATGGGATGTGTGTATTTATTCCGAATGGCAAAGAACCATTGTGATTTAGAATTTCATCCGAATTGTTTAGAATGAACACTAAAAGAGAGATGAAGAAAAAATGTTTGCACAAAATAAAGGAACCGATAGCATTTTTTAGAGATACAGATGAAAGCGACTACCCAGAAGTTTTGATTTTACAATGTCCTGATTGCCTTGCTCGTTTTTCCCTGATAGGAAAAAAAAATAGAACAGATAGAAAAAATATGAAGAAAGAAAAAGTTACCGACTATGAAATTCTTTCGTTGGCTATGGGACGAGATATTCGATGAAAAACCAAAAGTCATTCTCGGCACGTTATTTTGGGCATTTTTAATGTGGATAGTAATTGGCGCGGTTTTCTTATTAGTCGTATTTTTATGAATCTATTATTTTTCATCGCTGGCATAATTATAGGATTATTTTTAGCGTGGATAAAAGGATAATTTTATGAAAGGAGTAATTGGCGGAGGACATAAATCAAATAATTCAAAACGAAAGCAAAGAGAGCGCTGGAATGCAAGACATCCAAGCGGAAGAAAAAAATACAGTCATCGAAGAAGAGACCATACGCCAGATTTTTGTCCCTATGTTAGAGAAGAATTTAAGAAAAAATGATTGAATATGAATTAAAATGCCAATACTGCGAGAATATCGTCAAACGGGTTATTGAGACCCGAAAAGCAACGTGTTTTAATTGCAAGCGATATAAGAATCTGAAAAGACAGGAAGAATATCGGAAATTACACGAAAGAAAAAGAAAGCATAAAAAAAGATTTCAACACCTCTAAACATTGATTTTTTTATAGAGTAATATATTATAAAAATACCTAATTCTCGTGTTATTATGGATTCAACTCAACTTGATCCCGAAAGTCGGGCACAACTGCGAATCATAGCCATTGAAACCTCTATCGAGGAATTAAAAGCACGGTTGAAAGAATTGGAAAAGACCGTCATAGAACCATATTTACAAGGTTTTGAAACTAGAGTAAAGGTTTTGGAAGACGCTAGACAGGTTCAGCGGCAGCTTAATGTCGAATACTCAAAGTTTTTAGAAAAGTTAGTAGAAGCAAAAAAGCCCGTAGGTAAGTCAAAGTGGTGGTAGAAACTAAATCACGAAAGAGTAAATAAGTCAAGTTTGTTATGAAAGGAGGAAAGACCTATAATGACAGAATAAAATCATCAGAAGTCCGGCTACAAAAAGCGTCTATCATTGAAAATGATAAAGATATTATTTCTTTAGAAGCAAACAAAACAGCAAATGATTCTGAGTACTGTCAAATTACAATTCAATGATTGAATACTTACTAGGAATTGTTACAGGGTTAATAGGAGCGTTGATACTCGTTCTCATTGGTGTATGGACAATTCCAAAAGCCGAACGCCAAGTAAGACAAATACAATCAAAGTTAAAACAAAAAGGCGCTATTCTAGAACCTGAATCAGAAGAATTAGAAAATTGGGTTGATTCGTTAAAAGATGAAATGCCAAAAATGCAAGAATGAAATAACTTCTTTTGAACAACGATTTTATGGTACATGTGGATATTGTTACATAGAAGAAAAGCATGAGATTCCCGGCAGATGGACAAGAAAAACTAACGTAGAACGAAATCTGTTTGCTAAAGATCTATTACAGCCATTGAAAAAAGACGGAACAATCAATAAGAACTTTATTCAAGCTCACGGAACTAAAACATTAGAAAAAGAATGGAAAATGTCAAAGAAGGAAATAGAATCAAACTTGTAAAACCTAACAGTGTTGGGGTAACTAAGAATTATGTTGAGAAAGAAATTTTAGATTCTTTAGAATTTGAAAAACCAATTTTGTATGATGGCAGATGGATTATGAAGGGAAAACCAGATTTTACTAATGGAAACAAAGAATACTATCAAGCAATTGATATAAACGATTTCACAGGAGAACATGACGGATTAGAAGTATTATGGAAATCATATAAAAGTATTCATGGCCACACGATTAACTAAAAAAGAACAAGGATTTGTCAAAGATTATTTAGATACAGGAAATGGAACAAAAGCCGTATTGATGAACTATGACACAACAAGCGAAAATTCTGCAGGAGCAATATCTTCTCAAAACTTAAGAAGAATAAAGATACAAGAATATCTCGCAGACCACGCAGAACAAGCAGAAAGTAAGATATTCCATCTATCTCAAAAAGCAAAATCAGAAATGGTTAGTTATGTTGCATCTAAAGATATTATGGATAGAGCAGGATTCAAACCAGTTGAAAAAACAGAATCAAGAACTTTGAATGTAGATATGAAAATAGATAACAAAGAATTAGCAAAACTTGATAAAGAATATGAAGAAAAAGTAAGAAAGTTGTTACTCGATGGAAAACGAATCATCAATAATCAGATGGCTACGGAAGTATCAGATAAAAAATGAGCTTGGCCAAGTACTAGATTTTTATGACCATTTATTCTTATATGATATCTATAGAGATTTTTCACCAAAACTAGTATGTTATAAAGCCGCACAGATTGGATTTTCAACAATGGCGATATTGAAATCATTCTTTCTCGCCAAACACAAGAAACTTGATATAATCTATACAATGCCTTCGTTTTCTGATATGCACGATTTTGTAGGAGGCAAAGTTAATCGAATTATAACACAAAATCCTATTTTACTAGATTATGTTAAAGAAAAAGACGCAGTTGAACAAAAACAAGTCGGAGATAATGTTATTTATTATCGAGGAACATGGGGGGAACGCGCCGCACTTGCTGTTTCCTCAGACCTAAACATTTATGACGAAGAAGACCGTTCAAAACAAGATGTCATCCAGCAATACGCTTCACGACTCCAACATTCACAGTACAAATGGGAATGGCACTTTTCAAACCCAAGCGTTGAAGGAAATGGAGTGTCAAGATACTGGGCGAAATCAGACCAAAAACATTGGTTTATCACCTGTAACAGTTGCTACAAAGAACAGTTTTTATCATGGCCTGAAAGTATTGACAGTATCAAACGATGTTTTATATGCAAGTATTGTAAGCATTTACTAAGTAACGAGGAACGACGAGTAGGACGATGGGTTCGTAAATATCGTGATAAAGAATTTTCTGGCTATTGGATTTCATTTCTAATGGCACCATGGATTACTGCCGAGGAAATAATCAAATATCATGAAACTAAATCAGCAGAATACTTCTCAAATTTCGTCTTGGGTCTCCCATATGTTGGTGAAGGAAATCAAGTCACCCCTGATATTATTTATCGTAACTGCACTAATGATATTAATTCCCAAGAGCGTATTGTCATTGGTTGTGACTCTGGGCTCAAAAAGCATTACGTACTCGGAAATAAAGAAGGAATCTTCTATGCAGGGATCGCAAATGATTGGAAAGAGATTGAGTCGCTTTTGGCAAAGTATGAAAGAAGTATTGCGGTTATTGATGCCTTACCCGATTTAACTGAACCAAGACGGTTACGAGAAAAGTATCCAGGACGAGTATTTTTATGCCACTACGCGCGAGATAGAAAGACATTTCAGCTTATCCGATGGGGTAAAAACGAGGAAGCGGGGAATGTTATCGTAGATAGAAATCGGGGATTACAAATGGTTATAGACGACTTTGCTAATAAGAAAATACCATTACAAGGAACACAAGACGATTGGGCAGAATTTCAAAGCCACTGGGATACACTTTACAAAATAGTTGAATTAGATAGTTTAGGAGTACCACAATTTAGCTGGGAGTCGTCAAATGGAATGGATCATTGGTGTCATGCTTCGCTATATTGGCGAGTAGGAATGGATAGATTCAAAAATGAAGGTGGTAAAATCTTTACAGGAGAACAAAATATATTCCCAGTATCAACAGAATTACGACAAGACGATACTATGCCTTGGAAACCACGATTCGTATATCCCAAAGTCGAAGAATTAGATGATTGGCGAAATCAATGAATTTACTTGAAGGTTTCTATTCATTACTGAATCCAACTAATAAAACCTCCGGCGAAGACGAGAGTGTTGTGTCTCCGTTGCTTCCTGAACTTGAGTTGTCAATGAAAGATGAGGAACTTATTGAACTTAAACGTGATTGGATAAAACAATGGGAACCATATCAAAAACTAATAGAACCAAAACAATTAGATAACGAGAATTATTGGTTGGGAAAGCAATTTTCTTTAACAAAAGGAGACCGACCGCTCGTTGATAACTTAATTTTTGAGGCACTAGAAACATTTTTGCCTATTGCTACTCGTCCAAAAGCCGACCCATTAGTAGAAGCAGATAACACTGAACCTGGAAACGCATTAGCAGATAAAGTACGAAAGATGCTAATGTATATTTCTGATGAGATGTCATATAACTTGAAAGTTAAGCAAGTAGCGCGATATTGGGCATTGTACTTGCTTGGTGTTATGAAAGTAGGGTGGTCAATGAAAGAAAACGATATAACGTCTGTTCCTTTACGTCCCCAGAAACTCATTTTAGACCCAAAAGCAACTATAGAGGAATGTGAATATACTGGGTATTACATTGGTGAGCTTTTAGAAGATATGGCATCAGACTTAGTTCTTCGGTTTCCTAAAAAAACAGCATTCATTACAGACAAAGTTAAAGAAAAAATGGGAACCAAAGTTCAATATGTGATGTGGACAACTGATGACTATGTGTTTTGGACATTAGAAGACGAAGTTCTCGCAAAAAATAAGAATCCTCATTGGAATTATGAAACTGAACAACCTCTCCCTGCCGACCCTTTTACCGGTCAACCGCCTATTGATGAGACAGGAAAACCTCAAACACAAACAGTGCCTGGGCGAAATCACTTCAAAAACCGTAAAAAACCATATGTATTTCTTTCAATCTTTAATCTTGGGAAACATCCGCATGACGACACTAATTTAGTCCAACAAAACCTTAGTTTACAAGATTTAATCAATAAACGTCTTTTACAGATTGATAGAAACGCCGATAATACAAATGGCGGATTGATAGTATCAGGAGAAGCGTTTACTGAAGAACAAGCTAATAAGGCGTCAAAAGCATTACGAGGGGGTGGTGCAATATGGGTTCCGACAGGTAACGTAAACGATTCAATCAAACGTGACTCAGGAGAACCTTTGCCTTCATTTGTGTATGAATCGTTGCTTGACTACCGAAATGAGTTACGTAATATCTTTGGTACGCGTGGTTCTACTCCTCAAGGAACAGTAAACGAACAAACAGTTAGAGGGAAACTAATTATTAAAGGACAAGATTCAGACCGGATTGGTGGCGGGGTTTCAACATATCTCGAACAGTTTTCAGATAAAGTATTCAATTGGTTTGTTCAACTGATGTATGTGTACTATGACGAACCACATTTTGCCGCAGTTCTCGGCAATGAACGGACTCAAGAATATATTCAACTAGTAAACAGCGAATTTGGAGATTTAAAACTTTCAATCGGAGTAAAAGAAGGGTCAATGATACCTCACGATCCTCTTAACAAACGAAATGAAGCAATAGAATTATGGGGTGCACAAGGTATTGATCCAATTACATTCTTTGATCGTCTAGAATTTCCAAATCCCCGTGAGGCCGCTAAGAACTTATTCTTATGGAAAGCAGACCCTATAGCATTATTTCCTGACTTACAAGCGCAACAACAGCAACAAATGGCTATTCAACAAGCTCAACAACAACAACAGATACAACAGCAAGTCCAACAGCAACAAGAAGGAGAACAAAAAAGGTCGCAACAACAAAATACTCAAGATCAACAGAAGATTCTTTTACAAGGTCTTGTTAAACAAGTAACCACGCCTGTACGATAATGCCGTTCAAAAGTAAAGCTCAAGCACGTTATATGTTTGCCCGTCATCCTAAAATTGCAAAGGAATTTGCTTCAAAAACATCTTCAATAAAAGCATTGCCAAATAAGGTTGGTCAAGAAAAAGCACTGAAACGATATGCGAGATAACCGAAACAAAGTAACAGAAGTTATGTCAGATATGGTCTCGTTTCCCGTACGGCGATTTAACAAAGTACTAGGTGAACGATATGATAAAGCGCGAGAAAAAGTGTTAGAAAGACGAAAATTCAAAGAAATGCAACGTGAAGGAAGTACGAATATGGATTCTGAATACACACAGTATAAAATGATGGAAGCTATGAAGAAATCTATTAAATAATTATTATTAAGGGTTTGCTCGGAGTTCCCATTAAAAACCCCTGCGTAAATATATGGAATTAAAAGAAATTCTAGCGGATGTCCCCACAGAGGGTTCAGATCCTTTCAAGGACATGGAGAAGGAAACTCCACCGGAGTCGCTACCCGAAACCAAACCAGAAGAGGACAAGCCAAAGGAGGGCGAGAGTACTCCCGAAGATAATTTGCCTTTTCATAAGCATCCACGGTGGATCGAAAGAGAAACCGAGCTAGATAGGTTACGAGAGCGAGACGAGGAGAATACTAAAATTATTCAAGAACTCGCCGCTTTCAAAGAAGATTACTCCAAAAAGACCGAATCAACAGATATACCTGATTGGTTTCGGGAATTATATGGAGAAAACGAGATAGCGTGGCAGAAGTACAGTGAGTATGAGCAAGTTCGAACTGAGGAAATCGAAAAGAAAGTTATTGAACGTCAGGAACAGTATCAACGCCAAGCATTAGAAGAAACAACGAAATGGAATAAGTGGGTAGATAATGAGGTTAAGAAACTTGAAGACGAAGGAAAAAAGTTTGACCGAAATGAGCTTATAAAAACAATGCTTGATTACCGTCCTACTGACGAAAACAATAATTTCGATTTTCAGAAAGGATATAAGATTCATGAGATGTTAAAAGGAAAACCTGATACTTCTCATTCAGACGCTCGTAAAATACTCGCTGATACTACTACAAAGACAACAGGAGGAGAAAAACCTCCAAAAGATTACATGACGACTAATGAATTACGACGAACGTCATGGGGAAATTTATAAACTAACACTTCAAAAATGAGCGCACTTGGAACTCGCGTAACAACTACGACACAATCGAAGTTGTTACCAAAAGTTGTAGATACTATTCTTAACGGAAACGTATTTGCGACTCGTATGCTTTCACGAGCATCAAAATTTGTTGGTGAGAGAATGAAGTTCCCAGTCAAGTATTCTAAGAATACAACTGGTACTTCATTTGCAGGATTTGATACTTTCTCTACATCAGCAACAGACAATCGAGTGAATCTTGAATTTGTTCCTAAGTTCTATCAAATGTCGGTAGCTCTCCCATTGGACGAGCTTTCAGCAAATGCCACAGAAGAGAAAGTTATTGATTTGGCTAAACTTGAGATGGCGTCAACCGCTCAAGATATGGCTGACGATATTGGAACTCTCTTCTATGGAGATGGAACAGGAAACGGAAGTAAAGATTTTCTCGGATTAGAAGCAATTGTTGATGACGCGACAAATGTAACAACTATTGGTACTTTGTCTCGGTCAACATACACAACTCTAAAATCAACTGTAACAGCATCATCAGGGACTCTTTCTCTTGCAAAGATGTCAACGCTCTATAATGCGGCGTCGTCAGGCGCACAGAAACCTACTATTGGTTTGACAACAGAAGCGGTTTTCTCGCTTTATGAGCAACTTCTTCAACCACAAGAGCGAATCGCAAAAGATGTCTCAATGATGAAGGCGGCAGGCAATCTCGGTAAAGTAGGAACAGGAATGGTAGGAGGTACTGGATTTACTGGTCTTTTCTTCAAAGGATTTCCTATTCTTGCAGATGAGAAATCTACATCAGGCGTAATGTATTTTGTCAATGAGGACTTTATTGATTGGTATGGTCTTCCAATGGCAATGACTGAAGCTATTAAATATCGATCTCAAGATATTGAAGGTAACGATTATTCCTCGCTTGAAGGTCTCGGATTTTCGTGGTCAGGATGGATTAAACCGACAAACTCAGCATCGGTTGTGGGTCATATCTATCTTGGCGGAGAACTTATCTCTCGAAACTTCAAAAGGCACGCAAAACTTACCGGAATTACATCTGTCTAATGTGATTATAAACTAATCAAAATCACATGAAAAATATATTCATTTCAGTAGGTGCAGTGCTAATTGCCATAGGTGCTCTTGTAGTCGTGTTGACGAGTCCTGTACAAGATATTCCAAAATTCCCTCCTAAAGACAGTTTAGGAGCGGCAGGAGGACTTCTTGCTGAAAACTATATGCCCTATGTTCAGTATAACGGAGGGTATTACAGCGAAAAGAACTTTCAGATTGGTGCAAATGGTTCAGACAACGCTGAACTAAAAGCTACTACTTGCGACTTTCGTGCACCAGAAGGTGACGTTTCAGTGGTTGCAACTTCTAGTATCCAGATTGATTGTGCGGTAACAGGTATTGCGTCAGGAGATGTAGTATTTGCTCAACTAGCAACATCAACTAAAACTACGGCGCTTAGTCTAAACGCGAGTGGATGGGATATTATATCTGCAAAAGCGTCCTCAACTGCAGGATTCGTTACTATGAGGTTGTACAACGGTACAGGAGTAGACCAAGTACCCTCCGCAGTAAATATCGGTTCGAGCACAAATATCTGGTACGTTGATACAGATTAAATTATTAACTAATTAAATACAATTATGCAGACTCAATTAGCGGGTCCTCTACAGGTTACTGGACAGGATTTGCGAAAGGACTCTACAACTCAGCAACTTCCTTTGGGAACGTATGCTGAGACAATAGACGGACGAGGGTTCCGGTACTTCAAAAACGGCGGTACTGCCACTATCGCAGGGCAGGTGTATCAAAGTGCTCCGCTTGACGCAACAAATGATCAGCCAACTGGCGGGTTAGGAGTTAATACGGCGGTAGCGATTGGAGGTACAACAGTTGTAACCTCAACCTCTACAACTTGGGCGGTAAATCAATTCGCTGAAGGATATCTTTCAGTGAATGTTACCCCAGGCCAAGGGTATCTCTATCGAATTAAAAGCAATACCGCTACTGTAGCGGCAACATTAGGTAGTATTGAACTTGAAGACCCTTTGCTTATAGCTCTTACTACGGCTTCAAAATTCATTATTGTCAAACATCCTTACGACGAAGTTGTTGTTGAACCGGGTACTCCTACTGGAGTTATTGTTGGTGTTGCACCCCGAGTTATTGCCGCTGACGGTTTTGGATGGCTTCAGACAAAAGGTGCTTGCTCGGTTCTCTTTACGGGAACGGGTGTGGCAGGTAAAGTCGTTGGTTCACTAGCCGGCGGCACGTCTGGTTCAATGGCGCCAGCAATTGCGGCTACCAACATTGGCGGTGAACATATGGCTACCGGTATTACGACTGAGTACGCCCTTATTTACCTTCGAATAGATTAACTTTGTGACCCCACTCTGTCTTGCTTGTACAAGACAGAGATGGGGTCAAAATTAACAACTAATAATCATTATGCAAGCAAAGAAATTTATTAACTTCACCGATAGAGAATTCATTCATGGATATGGTGGAGTTCCCTATACCTTCAAGGCGGGAGAATCGATTATGCTAGAGGATTACAAAGCAGATCACTTCTGTAAACATCTCGTAGATAGAGAAATGGACTTGGCTCGGTTAGTTACTTCAAATAGATTAGAACGCGCTAAGTTAGAGAATAAGTGTTTTCTAGAAGAGGAAGTTCCTGTTGTCTCGTTACCAGTTGAAGCTAAAGTAACTACAAAAGGAAAAAAAGTCGAAAAAGAGTTTGAAGATTTGAAGGTCGAGAAAAAAGTAAATAAAAGTAAATAGTATGTCACGACTAGAAAAATTACTATATTGTTTGCTCTTTAGTGCTTTAATCCTTGTTGGTGTAACGACTACGAGAGATATTCCAACAGCACAAGCTACAACTGCTTTTACTACTGACGGAACTGATCCTGGGAAGGCAACCGGAGTAGCTACTAGTACTCTTCCTTTCCAAAACGTAACAAATAACGCTACTACATCATATTCGCGTATTTGGATAGGAAATGCATCTTCAACACAGACCGAGTATGTTGGAAGTTCTGATAAAAACTATATGTATCTTCAGTTTGCTCCTACAACTGTAGGTGCGACTCTTAACTGGTCTGTTGAATATTCGTTAGATAATGTTGACTTCTTTGGAGAAGACATTGCCTCAACAACTATTCTTGGGTTCACAGTTCCAAGTGCATTTGTTGAACACTCTTCGTCAACTCCTATTCATCGTTGGAATCCTGGAAAAGTAGGAACTTCAACAAAGATGATTATTCTTCCTGAAGGCATAGGAAACTATGTTCGGGTTAGTTTTTCTGTTGTTGGAGGAAATGGATCATATTGGGCAGATATAATTCCTAAACGAAATACGAATTAAGTGAAACTTCTTTCTCAAAAAGAAGCCGAGTCGAGTTTGAAAAAGCAGAATGACGAATTAGTAGATACTAATGTTCGATTGCGTAGATTTTGGCGAGAAATTACTCAGAAACTCAATAATGTCCGAGAAAATTATGACCCAGAAAAGTTAAAGAAATTGAAAGAATTTGAACAGTTTTCTAAAGATATAACCGATAAGAAATCGGGATTGTTGACAGAACTAGTAAGTATTGAGAAACAAATTGAGCAAAAAAAAGAAATATACTATGGACTTATAGCAAAACAAGATAAACTCGATGAGTACTTCTATGAACTTACTG